CTGTTATTCCAGCAGGTATCTATGTCATGTTCCCGTCCGCTAACGTCACCGTGTTGGCCTATAACGGCAGTTCTAATGCTACCGTTATGGCATCCAATACTGGTGGTGTTGTGATCTCCGATGGTGTCAACATCTATGCCAAGAATTCTTCTGGCAATGCGACTGTGACACTGCTGGACATCAACGGTGGTCAAGCTGCTGGCGAAACCTACGCATAAGGGGGAGCTATGGACGCAAATGCAGTAGGCCGGTCGTATCCAGATTCGTTTGGCAATTACCGTTTGGCAGAGCAAACAGGCGTAAGCCTAGCTGCTACTGGTGATGTCACGACTTTGGTTGCGCAAGCGGCAACTAAATACATTGTGCGTCGGATAGTTCTGTCTAACTTCAGTGGTAATGCAAGTGGTGCCAATGTGGGTGTCTTCACCGCTGTAAGCGGTGGAGGCACTGCCATTGCAGCCGATCAAGCCTTGAGTGCCGCAACTGGCACGACTAAGTTTGATGACTTGACATTGGCTTCTGCTGCAAACACTGACGTTCAAACTGCCCGAGTGCTTTATGTCAATTGTTCGGTCAACGCCGCAGTTACTTGCGATGTTGCCCTATATGGAGATATTGTCTCGCTATGACCACGATCTTTGTTCGCAATAATGGTTCTGACCCTTTTTTCGATGCTTTGGATGGTACGGTGTACCATTTCGAGTCTGGAAAAGAGATTGAGATTCCTGAAGTTGCAGCAAAGCATATCTTTGGTTATGGCGATGACAATAAAGAGCCGTATCTTGTAAGACTTGGTTGGATGAAAATGAGTAACCAGTTTGACGAAGCAATGGAAAAGCTGGCCTTGTTTTCTTTTTCGAAAGAGTCTGTAAAGCCCGTCCACTTGTCAGCCCCAGTGGTGGAACGAGTAGCCGCCCCAATGCCCAAGGCAAAGGGTGCGGCGAAAGTTGCAAACCTTGATGGTTAAAAATGGCAGATACGCTTGCTGGTTACATTACGCAGACCCGGCGTTTATTACATGACGTTAATGCGAACTTCTGGACAGATGCAGAGCTAACGGATTACATAAACGATGGGCGTAACACCCTAGTCCGAGACTCAGGGTGCAATCGCGTTTTGCAAAATCACACGGTAACCTACAACGTCGAAACCATCGACTTTGCTGACTTGCCGGAAGGCGTCAATACCGTTGATGTGCTGAATGTGATCCTCTATTGGGGGAACTCGCGCATTCCGCTGTACTACCTGCCTTGGACTGACTTTAATGCACAGTTGCGCTATTGGCAAAACTACACTGGGCGTCCGGTAGGCTTTTCCATGTACGGGCCTAAGAAGATTTTTATTGGCCCAAAGCCTGATCAGGCATACGAGATGGAGATTGATACCGTTGTCTTGGTTGATCCGATGACTAACGGTGCTGACGTTGAAGTATTACCTACACCTTTTACTGAAGCGGTGCCGTTCTACGCCGCTTACATAGCAAAATACCAAGAGCAATCCTACGGCGAGGCTGAAATCTTCAAGCAAGAGTACACCAAGCACGTTATGGAAGCTCTGAACACCACCTTTACTCGCAGGCTGCCGACACCTTACACAGCGGGGTATTGATATGGCTGCGGCAGAGCAGAAAAAAAATTACGCCGTAGTCAAAGACTTCAAAGGTCTTAACACCAAGAATAACCGCACGGTAATTGGTGATGGCGAGTTTAGCTGGCTAGAAAACATCCAGCCCATTGGCTACGGCAACCTCAAGATTACACCCGGCAATCAGCAGCTTGCGAATGTTGCATTTACTGCGAATGTTTCGTTTCAAGGCTCTGTGAACATTAACAACAATGAGTATGTGCTGGCGTTCCAAGACAATGGATCGGCACAGTATGTCAACATTACGACAGGCGCTCAAGGAAACATTGCTCCGGCAAATACCTTTTCCAATGCTGATGTAATGATTACGCAGTGGCGCAATGAGCGTGCGCTAATCATTGATCCGGTCAAAGGTTACAAGACTTGGGATGGCACCAATTTACACTCTATTGGTAGCGTCAACACCATTACGATCAATAACAAGGGTAGTGGTTATCTGACATCCAATACCACTGTGACCTTTGGCGCACCCAATGAAGCGAATGGCGTACAGGCAACGGGTACGGTGGTAGTGGTTGCCAATGCGGTATCGGAAGTGATTGTCACGGAAGCTGGCACAGGTTATACCTCCGCACCAACTGTCACTATTACTGGCGCAGGCACCAATGCCAATGTGACTTGCACGATTTTGAATCAGAGTGGATCTGATATTGCCACTTTCTCAGGCCGCACTTGGATTGCGCAGGATCGTACCGTGTATTACACGGCAACCGATACCTACAATGATTTTATTAACTTAACGGCTGGCTTCATTACGTTAAGTGATTCGACGTTGCGTACCGAAATTACCCGCATTCTTTCGGCCAACAACTTTTTGTATGTATTTGGCGAAGACAGTATCAACGTCTTTTCGGATGTGCGGGTAGATTCTACGCTTGGCACTACGTTGTTTACGAATACCAACGTATCTGCCTCAGTTGGTTCCAAGCTAAAACACGCTATTTTCCCTTACTTCCGTTCCGTGCTGTTTATGAACGAGTACGGGGTCTATGCGTTGGTGGGTGCAACCACAACCAAGATTAGTGATCCGTTGGATGGAATCTTCCCGCTAGTCAACTTTAATCAGTTTATTAGCGGTGGGCAGTGCTTAATCAATAACATTCTGTGCGCCGTATTTAACTTCAAGTTTAATGACGATGGCACAGAGCGTTGGATACAAGCAGCATTTTTCGAGCGCAAGTGGTTTTTTACCAATCAATTAACGGATTGCTACTTTGTAGTGCCAGCATTCAAGGATGGATTCTTAAACCTGTATGGCACTAGCGGAAAAGATTTGCATCAGTTCTACGAAGACAGCACCAACGAAGTAGATATGATTTTGGAAACTGCTTTGTTGCCAATGGGTGATCCTATCCGTGACAA